GGCATTAATCAGGTCGGTGGCCGTCAGCTTCCCCTGTTCGCCCAGCTCTTTCAGTTTTCCGGTCGGAACCCCCATGCCGTCGGCGATGGCTTTCATTAGGCCGAACGAATTTTCCATGATGGAGGTCAGCTCATCTCCGTTTAAAATACCTTTTCCCAAAGCTTGCGACCATTGGTTGATCGCCGCCCTGTCTTGCTCGAAACCTTGCGATGTTGTGGCGATAGCCTTATTCAGCGTTTCGGTCACTTGCAACGCCTGTTCGGTCGATCCTCCCAAGAGCCTGATGGCATCCGCATTTTTGATATAAGCATCTTCAGTTCTCGACAAATTTGCGTGGGAACGCTGGGAAATGTCAAAAAGCTCTTTTTGTACAGCCATCTGCTCCTTATAGCTGTCCGTCACCATCGCCAGTTTTGCGGTCAGCGTCTGGTAGCCGTCGGCGGTACGGATAATCTCCATACCCCAGCCCGTAATCATTTCAGCGGCTTTGAGTGCCAAAAACTGATTAAACCGCCGCTCCAGACCACCTAGCTGATTATCCAGGCCTCGCACGTCATTACGCACATCCGTCATGACAGACGAGCTGTTGTTTTGTGCGTCAATAATCAGCTGGACTCTAAGATCGGACATAAAAAAGGCAGGCAAGGAATTTATCAGGCTTTATGATCACGTTTTGAAAGTCAAAAAAAAAGGCGTGAAATATTTCACGCCCTTACAATGTTTCCAGATAATCGACTACCTCAAGAAAGAACGACCATGGATAATCTAATACACCCGTATGACCACGCTCAATTAAGACGCAGCAAGCCCGGTATATGGGCTTGGCTCTGGATCGGCTACGGTGGCCATTTCTGCTTGTTTCCTTTTTTCTTCCAGGGCTTTTTTCGCCCGCCGACGGGACAAAAAAGGGGTATTTGCCTCGACAAATGCACTGCCAATAGCATCCCAGTCGGAGCCGTATAGATAGTCCATGTCAGCCGTACCACCATCTTTGGTAGTAACGGTCAGGCTATCACCCAAATACGTCACGAGCATATCCGTATTGACAAAGATAAAATCATCCAGGCCTTGGAATTCGCTTTCGGCCTTTTCGACCAACATCGCACATTTGCGTACTGTCAGCTCTTTAGCGACAACTTTACTTTCATCACTTAATTTAACAACCACATCCGCTTTCATCAGCTATACATCACATCAGTATCGAAAGTATGCTCGGCCTGACCGTCCAGCTTGATCATAGTGCCGTCAAATTCCGCCGTCACGAAATCATCATTTAATAAATTGATGTCCGTCTTCGGCATAAGCACCATTTTAGGGATGAAACCGCATGCGTCAGTATTATCTTCAAGCCGCACACCATCAAACGTCAGTTCCACCTCAATTTTGGAAGCCTCACCGCCCGCAATGCGCGTACCCGTTATTGCTGCATAGCTGTAGGCTATGGCCGTGCTGGCATTATCGGCAATAGACCCCGTACTCAAAGCACGGATTGCACCGATGCGTGGGTTGACCTCAAAATCTACCCCCGCCGTCTTGCCAGTGATGACAACCGACGACACATTACGGTTGTCCAGCTTGACCCACGCATCATGCGGTAGCGCATGTGACTCGGCAGTGACCGTACCACTGCCCGTACTCAACGCATCAGCCGTGCCCAAAAACAGCATGGCCAACATCTCAGGATCGGCGGCATTGATTCCGATGCCCGCCATCGTCGGCTTCGGCACAGATACCACGCCCTTTACCCGGCCATAATCATTACGCTGTTTTGATGTCCGCGTCTTCAGCGTGGCATCGGCTTTTATCGACAGCTTACTGCCCGCAATCGGCCCTATCAAAGTTTCCGGCAAAGTACCGTCCGGATTGTATCGGCGTAAAAATATATCGCCTTTGTATTGAATACCAGTCGTCGTAACGCCCATAATATTAGACCTCTATCAAATGATGTGCCGCCAGCCAGTCGCGTTCGCTCGGCATAACAGCAATAGTTTCGCCCTTGGCGACGGACGCTCCGGCGTGGGTATGGCCATCGACTGCCATCACCACCATAATCCGCCCATCCGCCGCCACTGGCGGTTGTTCAATAAGTGCGGCATCAAAAAGATGATCGCCCCTCAAATCCTCATCGCCCTCCATCACCCCATCCCCGTAGTAATAACTTTTGTGGCAAACATTAGCGGGAAGTGTACAAACCCATTGGTTTCAGATTTGCGGTAAACATTCGGTACCCGTGCCAATGGATTCAACTCCTTCCGAATTTCATACCCTTGCAGCACCGAAATCACGCGCTCCAAAATTTGCCCTGCTTCCACCTGGGCGGCTTCACCCGCATCGGCCACATTGCGTATAGACACTAAGATCAACCAAATCTGCCAGACGACCTGACTTTTACTGTTTTTGTTTTCGCCGCCTGTCCCCTTATCGACCTTGTCATCGTGATACACCACACCAATGGACGGATGCAGCGCATTTTTTAGTAGCCAGTCCAAGCTCAGTGCCGTGCGGATATTAGCCCCAGGCACCTCAGTCACTTGATCCCGCAACCGTTCGACAATCAGCCTTCCGGCATCCAAATAATTAGCCATCAGAATCGGTTCCAATCAAAACTGGATGACACCGCCCGCACAGCCAGCGTCCCGGTCGGGGCGACCGTTGTGTCAGCCATCCCCAAAGTGATCCGCTTAGCTTGCACATCACGCAACCATTGCACGGCATCTTTATAGCGCATAGTGACCGCCTCATTTTCGATGCTCTGATACAAGATGCTGCGGGCAATATGGCCGCACATTTCCGGCAACGCGCTTTGGGCAATAACATCCGCCGCCAATGGCAATGGGTACGCCGATTGCAAATACCCGTCAATCTGACGGCTGGCGGCATCAATAGCAGCCACTATAGCCGCCTGATTCAAATTACCGTCAGAATCAACCCCGGCACGTTGCTGCAACTCCAGCAAGCCAAATTGGGCAGCCAACTGATCCGGAGTGCAGTACATCACGCACCGCCCGCCGCTTCATCAGTATCGGCGACACTAGAATTGCCCGCATTCAACTCTTCAGGAATTTCAGTTTCTTCGGGCTTACCTTGGTCTGTCGCCTCCGGTGGCTGCTTAGGCTGGCCATCATCCGATACGCCAAGCTTACCTTGATCCGTTGTCTCCGGTGGTTGGTTAGGTTGGCCACCGCCCATTGCTTCAGACTTGCCTTGATTTGGCTCTTCAGACGCGATGACGACAGGATCAGGTTCCGCAACAACACCCAGCTCATACAACTTCATCGCCTCATCGACAGGCAACTCAACAATGGCACCGATGCCATATTTTTTGCCCCCGGATTTCAGGGGCGACACGACTTTGCAAGATATCAGTTTATCGCTTTGCTGTTGCATTTACACCACCGCATTTTGGATTAAGAAACCAGAGTCGATACCCGATAAAACAGCCACGCGTTCGTAGCCGACACCATACACCCACGATTTCGTCGCGTTTTCCCAATACGGCACCTCAACCAGCGGATTACCCTCCATTGCGTAAGTGTAGCCGAACGACGGCTCTTCATTGGTGGACGGCTCTGGCGGCACATAAGCCAAAATGGCATCTTTGCCCCACAGATCAGTTGACGTACCAGTGTCATCAGTCGCAATAGCACTACCTATAAGCACCTTATCGACCTCAAAAACACTGGCTAATAAATCGGCGGTTAGCACACCTTTTTGCGTGTATTTGATTTTATCCAGCAACTTGGGATGCTCTTTCAGTTGCCGGAAAACGGTGGCGCTGATTTCTAAGACGTTAGGATAAACCCCTGTTTGCTGCCGGATAGCTTCCTTGGCATCATTAACATCGGAAACGGGGTCGGAGTTGGTATAGTCAGACCATTGGCTAGTGCCGCTTAACGTCACCTTATTGGTGGACGCATAATTGGCGGCATTTCTGGCGATGGATGCCTGCTGATATTCCAGCTGCAACTCCGACACCCGCATATTCAAATTAATAGCCCGCGAGGCCACATCAATTCCTGGCACAAGAGAGGCATCCCGTAATTGCTCACGCGGCACCAATACCTCAATGCCGTGGTTTTCCAAGGCAAAAGGCTTGCCCAAATAACCAAAGGTTATGCGTTTATAGGCCGTGCCGGGGGCGCGGCGGGTGTTGTAAAGCTTAAACGCTTCTTTCCCGAATTCCAGGATTTGGCCACCAGATGTCTGGACAGGCACACGCGGAAACAGCCCCATGCCGATATTGCCGGGCAGCTTATAGCCTTGGACAACCGTGGTCAGGATAGGGTCGATTATCCGCGATTGGGCAAGGTTTAAATTTTGTACAGTCATGACGCTAATTCCTTAATTCGATAACAGTAAAACTTCAAACGCGATGCCCGCCGCCGGCACCGCTGACAACGCCCGTGCGACGGCAACACCCGTATTATGGGTAATCAACCTGCCGTTGCTCCCAACTTCCAGTTGCGCACCATTTGCAATGGCCGCACCCGAAATTGCGATCGTCGTACCCTGCACATCAATGCCCACAGCACTGCCAGCAGCGGCATCGGTGATGGCAAACCCATACACCGCAACACCCGCCGCCGCAATACCGGCCGCATACGTCAAGGGAGAATAAATCGTCACATCTGTCGCGGCGATAGCCGATAGCGTTAGTGTAGGTCTCTTACTTGCAGTTATGGCCGTCATCACGCACCCCCAACCATTTTAACGGCGGTCACATAGTCAACGCCTTTGTTAGCCTGCATATAAGCTTGCGCCCTGTTATGTAAAGCCAAGGCTGTCGGATCAACTTTTGCACCGGGCGGTGCAGAAAAATCCGACACAGTATTTTCGGCATCAAGCTGACTAAAATCGACCGCACCAAATTTAACCGCAGCAGGAAGCGCATCCAGCAAGCCTTTGACAAAATCCAATGGCTTGACCTGTTTCTTAGCGCTGCCGTCACCAACGCTAAACTCAAACATGCTCGTATCGTCATCTTTCAGTTGCAGCATAAAATCGACTGCGCCTTCCAGCAGCGCGGGCTTAACCCCGCGTTTGATATGTTCATCAACTGCAACTTGTAATTCCGTGCGTTTACGCGCCGCACGTTCAGCAGCCAACTGCTGCTCCAATGTTTTCGAGTGCGCGGAAAAATCCGCCAATTGCTGTTGCACGTCTGCCGTCTCGCGCTTCGCGGCATCCAACTCGGCTTGTGTCGCCATCGTCTTTTCCTGTTCGTGTTGTGAAAAATTTGCAGTGCCGTCACCGGAATCCACCAAATCAGCCCCAGCAGGCTCATTGGCTTCGTCTTCTTGTTCGTTCTGGTATTGCTGATCAGATAACCGGGATAGTTGGTCAAGGTCGTCATTAGCGATAATTGCATCCGCTTTATCCTGCCCGTACTGGGCAATGATAAATTCACGGACGTTACGAAACAGGCGGGCGGCAATGCTGGTGGACATCCACTCGCCATCAAAATCAAAATACTGCTGGCCGCTGGCAAACTCCACGGGCTTAAGACCCTGGATTGCTGGAGGCAGCGCACCCAACCACCCCACATGCCCCAACTGCAAACCATCCTTACCTTTTAATATACGCACGGATCGGTTTCTGAAGCGGCCATCCTTTACCATCTTTTCAAAGGCAGGCTCCACCTGGGTAAATTTAGCGAGCAACACATCGCCTACCCGCTTAAAGTCTTTCGACCAGCCGTAAGCAGGCGAGGTGCCTTTGGGATGCCCGATCACTATCGGCACGGGTTCGGAGGAGGCGGAATGGTGGGCGATGATTTGGTCAATATCTCCAGTTGTCCAGTTATGCGTATTGCCCGTGCTGTCGGTTTGGCTTCCGGCACGGAAAACCTCGATGTAATCACCGAAGCCTTTAAAATCCGAGAGAGGGGGTTTCTTTTTCATGACGCATATTCCATAAAAGTTACATGAAATATACAGAGGCAGGGTGCAGCGGACAAAGCGTGAAATATTTCACGCCCTTAGATGGCGGGGTATTTTTATAGACTATTGCAAAAAACCACACCGCGCAAGGAAAAACACAATGGGCAGTATTGAGGAGTTTTTGAGAAAACTCGATCTTGGGCAGCTGCAAACGGCGCAGCAAATAACAGCAACCCTGATAGCGGAAAAGACTGCCGAACCCAAAGTCAGACTATGGATGGTTTGCAATGAAAATGTCGTCCTAAAATATTTCAGCTCTGACCAGTACATTGAAGCGGCTAAATATCTGCTTGACCAAGCCGAGAAACTTGCCGCCCAACCGGGCATCAGCAATTACAGGAAAAAGTTTGAATTAGATTATATCCATGTCGGGGAATCTGAATTACAAGAATACCTATCGCACAATGGTTAATACCCCCTTCAAAACCCCTTCAAAAATCCATATAAGCTGTTTTTAAGGTTATCGGGTACGCAAACCAGACTTAAGCAAATAAAACGCCACATCCGACTTATTTTTACAAATCACGATAATGATCCAAGACGACGTGCAATACCTGCAATGTTTAGCTGAAATACATAACCTGCTGCAATCCCAGCCGGAGCCGGGAACACCCGCAAGCGAAAGACTGGAAGCCCTGACCGCCTTGGCGGACGGCTACGAACAAACACAATGAGGAAATGACTTATGCACTTTTATTTTGATAGGGATGCGGAAGCATTCGATACCCCCCAGCAGTACGCTGACGACCACGAATGCGATGAAGGCGAGGAATTTACGCTGATAGCGACTGAAGTGCTGGGTGCAAACACATACCGGATAATAGAAGGTGTGCCGACGTTAATTGCGATTGCACAACCCAAAGGGACTGAGCAGTTATGACAATCGGATTAATGCCAGTCAAATTTAAGGTTACACAAACCCTAGTGCCATTTGTTTATTATATTGAACAACGGTACAACAGCGAAGACCAGCAACGGTGGTTTATATCCATTCCCCACGACCCTTGCTTTGATTTTCATAGCGTAACATTTAAGCATTTTAAAAATGGCTTCGACACGCCGGAATCGGGGCTTGATGAGCTTAAAAAATATTTAGCGGCCACTGCACCCCGTGGCTAAAGCCATGAGCGACGACCGTTTTTATTGCGACAAGCTGTCAGCGACGATGCAGGTGCAAACCTGCAAGCAGCGGCACTTGAGCGGTAATTTTTGGGTTTGCAAGGGCTGTGCGATAGGCGCGGGCCATGCGGGGATAAAAACAAGGGGGGGGGCGGGTGGATTTGTCGCATACCTGCTCGCGCTGCCAAACCCAAGCGCAGCGGATAATCAACAATAAATTGTGCATCAGTTGCTATAACCGCCAGCTGGAGTTTTTAAAAGGCAAGAACCGGCGCGGCACTCCGCCAAGGATTAAGATTGCCGATGTGGCGCTGCTGGTAGTAAACCGTTCGCTGTTGCGGGTGTATCGGGATAGCGTCACTTCGGTAGCGGAGGCGCTGGTGGAGTTGGTGCGGCAGGGCAATGCCGAACGGGCGGCTTTGCCGCCATCCTTAAATAGCGGGATACCGTTTCAATATGACTTATTCGCTTGAACAACATGTCTGCCGTTATTGCCTGGGGCGGGTATTGTCCGCGCCGTTGGCGGCGGGCACCCACGAATTTAAATGCGCCAACTGCGGGCATTCGGAAATAGGCACGGATGTGCGCCTGCTGTGCGTCTGCGGCCTAAGCATTAAAGGCCAATATTTGTACCAATGCGTAAAAAATAATCAGCGGTCGCCTGTCAATAATGCCGAATACATGGCCGGACTGGTGATGGAGCATCTCCCATGATGACGTATGAAAACGCACCGTATGAGCAGCTATGCGGTTGTGTCGTTGTGTTTATGTCAGACACCGACAATTGGCGGTACGACAACATGGACAAAAAGCATAGGGATAACTTTATTAAAAACCTTTTCAGAAGCAAGCGCGACCGCTGTGTGGCCGTCGATTGTGAGCAATGCGGCGGAACAGGCCTAGTGATACCGCTTAAGCTTAACGACAAATAGACTCACAAGGCACCCCATCACTATCCCGGTCTAAACGCCTCAGACCGCATGTGTTCAAATAAAATTCGGCCTCCGCACAGCTCGCCATCTCCCTGCATACTGTTTTACCGCCACATTCAAAACCGCCACTGCTCTTGGGGACTGCCTTTCTTGTAGGCTTTGATGTCACTGCCTTAGCTGCCGCACCGCCATGACGGAACTCCCAAGGCGGCACTGGGCTGCTGTCTGCCCACAACCCGGCTTTGCTGGCCTTTGCGGCATCCTCCAGATCGGCAATGGCAGGATCAGTCATATATTGGCGATATGCCCACGCCATCCCGCGCCGCACTTGCTCAGCATTGGCATCAGCCCCGTCACAACGTATCCTGCCCAACGTCCGTTTATACCTATCCGTTCCGTGGCCATCAACGACAACCGCTTTATTGAAGCAAATGTCTGACAGCGATTGCTTAGACTGCTGGCCATACGCCTGCTTGGACTCCGGCGCATCAATTTCGGCGAGGCGTATTTTTACAGTACGCTTTTCGGCATTTAGGACGGTCAGCGTGTCGCCGTCCGAAATACCCACCACTGTTCCTGTCCATTCGGATGAGTGGGCGGATAGCGGAAGCGTTAATGCTAGGGCTAGGAGTAGTTTTTTCATATTAACCGGGATGAACAAATTCATGGGTAATGCCTTTACAAATATGGTTTATATCAAATATCAATGCGATATGAAATCCAGTAGCTTGCCATTGCAACAAAACACTACCATCAGGCATCGTAGACCGGGACACAGGCAACCCAACAGCAGCTATTATTTCGCTTTCAGCTCTTCCCGCTAATACCCCTAAACTTTTAAATTTCTTATGGAGGCGGTCACTCTCATCTTGCCGCATTGCAGACGCGACTACACCCAGAAAAATAATTAACATGAAAATCCCATGTTTTATTTCATCGGCACTTTTTCCGCTATCAACGATTGCTGTACAGGCTTTCAGCAATACCACAATAACAACAATTACACCGACTATTTTTCCTAATTTTGGTAACGCATAGCCCAGCATATTAATTAATCCGCCTACCCAGCCTAGCACCACCGAAAATCCGCTTTTACGCTCAACGATACCCGCCTTTTCTTTTAATTTAATCAAATACTTTTTACTTATTCGGCTAGTGTCGTACGGAATTTTGCAATGCTCGCAAACCGTTTTGAAAATAACATCAGACCGTTCTTTTTGACAATGCGGACAAATCATAAGCATACCCTTACAAAATTGAAACTACATAATCCTTACCATTCGTGCATGGACGCAACTACTCTTCCGACTACCGCCATATCTAATGCCTCATTAGATAAGTCTACTTGGTAAGGCGGAAATCCTGAATTAAAACTTCCTACCTGCACTAACCCTTGCGGTAACAACTGCAAATTTTTAACCAATAAATGCCCATCTATCCGCAGCACATACGTTTTTCCGCTTGATACGTCAGTTTGCGCACGGTCAACTAATACCATATCGCCATCTCGCAGGTTTGGCTCCATAGACTCCCCCACCACATCGACAATTGCTAAGCTGGCTGGCGACAGATGCCGCGTAGCTAACCAATCCCGCCTAAATGCCAATGGCTGCAACTGCTCTTCTGTCGTGTTGATTGCCCCATGCCCAGCTGCCGCCTGAACGTTATATCGCGGGATAGCTGTAAATTCATTTTTTTCATACCCGCTGTGTTCTTCAATTAATGGATGCGCGACAACAGGCTTTATTTCATATAAAGACAAATCTCCCTCACCGGCTAATAGCCAGTCTAGCGAGACACCAGTTCTATTTTTAATACTAACCAAGTGTTCCGAACCCGGAACAGAACCCTCATTCCATATTCGAGAAAAAGCTCCTTTAGATATTCCTATACGCTTAGCCCATGAAAATGGAGGCTCATCACCTATTAGCTGCGCCAGTCGCCTATGAAAATCAGGATTTTTCATGATCTACAAAAAAGTTTCATTTTTAATACCCAATAGTATTGACATAAGAACTTTGTAGTCTTATTATTAGAACCGTTGATAAACAAATTTTTTAACAACACCAAAAAATAGCGGCAGCTCACTGACCAAAGCTAACTGCCGCACCCATTAACGTATCACTGGGATTGACATTATGCCAAAAACCACCCCCCAACAACAGGGATTACATCCTGAAGACATCAAAGCCGAGCTAAAAAAACGCAACCTGAACATAAAAAAGGTTTCAGAGCAGCTCGACTGCTCCGCCAATTCAGTCCGGCTAGTTATCCACAATAAACAACAAAGCAAACGCATTGCCGACCACATAGCCACCCTTATCGAAAAAGAAACCAGCGAATTATGGCCTGGGCAGTACGACTACAAGCAACGCCCATCATATAAAGAGCGTCGCATCCCAGCGGAGGCTGCATGAAAGCCCTCATCCAATGGTGGCTATTTGCCACAATCCTAACCGTGTGCGCACTGGTTGCCGTATCACGCCTTGCCCAACAATTCCTGTAGGCCAATGCCATGAACTCTCAAACCGGATTGCCTCATGTTAAAGATACTCATACCCCTGCTCAGTGCCGTACTGATTGCGGGATCAATCTTACACCAGCCACGCACACACCCCTTGTCATGCCAGCCAGCGCATTGGCCGTCGTCGCCAACCCGCCCAGCCTGCCACAAGACATAACGGCCACTATTGTGCATTCAGAGGATTATCTTCAGGCTCATCAAAAGGCCATTCAACCATCCCCTCTAAAAATAGTTGGGCTGACTGAAGGCACACCCGCCCCCGGTCTGCCCGCCGCAGACGCGAGCCTTTCTTGTTATTCATCGCCGGATGGTCAAAAGAAACGCCGCCCGCTAACTGTGCAATCCAGATTGCCCCAAATTGAAGAAATCCGCGCTCATCTTCGCTTGGACAAGCCTTTAAGATGCGCTTCCTTTCAGCATCAGACGACCCCAGAAAATCAGCCGAGCGGCCATAGTTGGCGAATAACCACCCAATCCATCCGCGATAGCCAAGAGTACGCAAGCTGGTATGTAAAGCGAGTATGTTCTCACTACTTAAGCCATCCGTCAGCTCTGTTATATATCCGTCGTAGTCAATGTCATAACCGTGTAATTGCATCGCTTATCGCCTCTATCTATGAAAAGTTAATGAATCGTCCTTATCCGCTGGTAGACCCTGCGTTTGCATGGGAATGCGACCCCCAACTCCGGATAAGCAAACACAGTATAGCTATCTTAAGGGTGCTTGTTTATGGCTAAAACCGCTGAATCTTTTACCATCAATCAGGTGGACATTTTCCGGCCATTGCCTAAGGAGGTAGCCTTAGAAGCAGCCAATGATGCCGATATGGATGTAGGCCCCGAACTACAGGACGCATTAAGCACCTCGATCCGCAACGCCAAGCAGCATGGTTGGTCACGCGAACGGATTGTGGAGCGCATGAACGGGTGCCTGCCGGATATTGAAAAACCCATTACCTTACGGCAGCTCAACGCCTGGACAGCCCAAAGCAAAGAATACAGCGAATTTCCGGCGCGGTGGCTGCCTGCCTTTTGCCGGGCCTGTAACTGCACACTGGCAATACGTGTGTTAGCACAGGCCATCAGCTATGACTTGATTGATCAGCACGACCAGCTAGCTCTTGAATTAGGGCGGAGCCTTGCGGCGAAACGGGCATTAGACCGCCGGACAAAACAACTGACCCTGCAACTGATAGGAGAAAACGCATGAGCACACCAAATCCGCCAAAATCCGCGCCAATAAAAGCAAGCGGTCAACGCATCATGACATACACCATCCCCGCAGCACCCGCTGACCTTGGTCTTGAGCAGGGCCAAGGCTATATCGCAATGGCACAGCCGCCATTAGACCTTGAGCTGTGCCGACGCATCCATGCCGCCAATATGACCCTGCTGAATTTCGTCCTACTGGGCAGCGGCGGCTATGCCGACTACATGCGCATCGGCGAAATGCTGGAGGACAACCAAGTCGTCACCAAAGCCCAAAAACGGATGATCCGCGCCTTAAATGAACATTTTTCGGAGCTTTGCAAAGACTTCACATTTGCTTTTGCGCTCGAAATCCTGCGCAACGAAGGCTGGCTGGCGAAAATGCCGGGCTACGAAGGAGATGCTGAATAATGGACATGGCATTGGCACCCACCGAAAACATACTCCCAGCCCATATCGGCGCATTGCTGCAAGCGGAGGGCATGAACTACGACCCCGCCACGTTTGCGGCAATGACCCTGGAGCAACACACAGAGGAAGGGTTCAAAGGGTTGCGGGTGTCGGTGCTGGCGGCAGTCTATGCGGGTGCGCACTTTGTTCAGGCGTTAGAACTCTCCAAGCGCTTGGAGAGTTTTAATCGCCACTATGTTAAAGAAGAAGCCAATCGGTTAGGAATTGCAATACAAACCATCTACAACATGATTGATGTTTATGGGCTTTTCTGCCGCAGCCCCCAGCAAATAGCCCCATCTCTGCAAAAGCTTGGGCTAACAAAGCTTATCGAGCTAAAAAGCTTTAACCAATCTGACCTCGAACAATTCGCCGAAGGCCAAGAAGTGTACGGCATCACATTGGAATCAGCTTTGCAGTGCAGCACCCGCGAGTTGTCGGCAACGTTGAAATCACACCGAGCCGAAATCAAAAACCTAAAACAGCGCATCCTCGACACCGAGCGCAAACTGAACACGGAAGCCGCCAAAACCGCCGAATTGTTCGCCGAGAATCAAGCCATGAAAAAGTTGCCCGCCGAGCGCAACAGCTTCGCCGCCCTGCGCAAGCAAACATTTCAGGACATGGAAGCCTTGCAGGGCATCGCCGTCCGCGCCCGCAAAACCTTGGAGATGTCCCAGCATTGGCAAAAAGAGGTGGCGGCTGATGGCCGCGAAGCGGTCATTTTCCCCTTGATGCACCTGCTCAGCGTCATGCACGGCAATTCCAAGCTGCTGGTGGACGACTTGGTGATGGCATGGCAGCTCGACCCGTCCATCCCCGTCAACCCGCCCCAACCGGACAGCATGACCCACGAAGAACGCTGGGCGGCGCAAGAATCGGCGCGGTACCAGAACCAACTGACTGAGATGCTGTTCCCGACCAATAAAAAAGCCAAGAGGGATAAGCCATGAGCGCTGCTTTAGCCGTTACCCAACCCACCGCCCTTGCGCCGGGCAAGCCCAAAGCCGCCGCCAAGCCATTGCCGACACGGACAATCGCCGACCCGCTGACCCCGGCCAAACGTGCGCAAATCCTGCACTATAAGGTCGTATGCAGCCATATTTTAGAAAGCGCGGCGAAATGCCAACTGTCCGCCATCTTGGCGTTTCAGGCGGCATTCAACGCCGGGCAACTGCCGGAAGACGTACAAACCGCCTTGGCGGCAGTGCGCGGCAAGAAAAAAAGCCAATGCCCCGACAAAGCCACCATTTATCGCTGGCTGGCCGACTACAACAGATTTGAGTCCGGCAACACCTTGGCGTTGACCAAAAAACATACGGGCCGTGTCCGCCAGCTTTACGGTTGGGAAAGCAAAGCCATCGAGCTGTTCCAACTGCCCAGCAAACCGGGCTACGCCGACGTGGCATACTGGCTACGCACCGACCACGGCCACGAATCCGCGACCAAAAGCCGCGTCACTCGTTATCTGCAAAACCTGCCGCAGACGCTGGGCAAGCAATCGCCCGGACGCATGGGCAAGCAGTTTTACAAACATAATTTGTCGCCCTACAAAATCCGCGACAACGACGTGCTGCCAGTCGGCTTCGGCTACGAGGGCGATGGCCACACAGTGGACATATACGTCGCGCACCCGTCCGGCAACCGCGTGTACAGGCCGGAGCTGACCGTTTGGATAGACGTGCGCAGCCGATTTGTCGTCGGCTGGTTTATGTCCGACGACGAATCGGCCATCAGCACGTTATTTGCGCTTTCCCACGCCATGCTGTCGCAAGACCATGTCCCCGCCATGCTCTTCCTGGACAACGGCTCCGGCTTCAAAAGCCGGATGATGACTGACGCGGTCACTGGCTTCCTTAGCCGGATGGCGATAACGCCCAGCTTCGCCCTGCCTGGCAATTCCAAGGCCAAGGGTCTGGTGGAGGGGTTTTTCAAGATTTTCCGCAACCGCCACGACAAAAAGTTTTTGACGTATTGCGGCGACGATATGGCACCGGAGACTAACCGCCGCCTGACTGATGAAGTAAAACAGGGCAAGCGCACGTTGCCGACTTATGCGGACTATGTCGCCTCCATCAAAAAATATATCGACGACTATAACAATGAACCCAAAGAATGCCTGGGCGGCGAAACGCCCCGCCAAGTTTGGGAGCGCGACCTAAATCAAGTCCCTGTGCATATTGCCGCCGAAGCGTTGGTGATGCCGCGCGAAATCCGCACCGTAAAAAAATGGCGCATCACCCTGCACAAGCGCACTTACCAAGCCGCCGAGCTGGCTCAATACAACAACACAAAAGTGCTAATTGAGTACAGCCTGCATAAAGACAAGGAAATTAGGGTGCTGGATGACCAAGAACGGCTGATCTGTACCGCCCATCTGGTCGGGAAGACCGCGCGGTTACCGGAATCACGGATTGTCGAAGCGGAAGAGAACCGCCTGAAGGGGCAAGTGGTACGGCTGGAACAAAAGGCACAGGAGGCAAAGCAGCGTACCCAGCCCCTGATTTCCCATGAAGAAAACACCAACACCTTATTGAATATCACGGATTTTACACGGGTTGAAGAACCCGCAGCCACAAATTTCAACGCCCATGACGCATTAAGCCTGGGCGGCGAAACCGAAACAGCCGCCCAGGCCATCAACCTGAACGACTGCTTCTGAACCATCCGGCACTGATTATCGAGATCAGCGCCGTTAAAACTAACCAAAGCAAAGAGATTATAGCAATGACCTCAGAAAAAACAAAGACAACCGAGCGCTGGGTGACTGACGGCATCATCCGTTTTGCGGGACGCATATTCAGCCCGCCAGAACTGGTGCCGTATGACAAAAAAGTTGTGCATGTCGCTTACGACACGTTTACGGACAATACCATCGACATCTTGGACGGCAATATGGACATTATCGTGCAATGCCCAAACCGTCCGGAAAAACCTACAACGCAATATGGATGGGAGGCGCGGGCAACCGAACTGTATCAGGCCATGCGCAGACCCAACATAGAGGCGGTCGCCGCCGCCTTGCGCCACGAAGGCTTCAAAACCGCCACCGACCTGCTGGTCACACGCCATTTAAAGGAGGCCGCATGAGCATGACTTTTGCAGAATCTTACACCGACGATGACAAGGCGCTTGTCATCCTTATCAACACCTGGCTGCAAGAGTCCGGTAAAACAGGCGCCGAACTGTCCAGGCTGACGGAAATAAAAGAAGGTACGCGCTCAAGCATCCTGAACGGCAACTATGTCAGCTCGCCCAGTGCGTTTTTGCAAAAAATGAAAGAGGCGATGGATAACGCCAATGCCCGCAACGAATCCGCAAAAATCGACATACCGTTTATTGAAACCAGCATCGCGGAAACCATCGATCAAGTCTGCAAACGCGCCAACGTCGACCGTGATTTCGGCATTTTTGTCGGCGCGGTCGGCGTGGGCAAAACCACCGCGCTCCGGCGATATGTCGAGAAATACAAATCGGCGGTGTTGATTGAAGCCTTTGACGGTATCGACCATTCGACATTTATCAGCGAACTGATCGGCGCGGTCGGGGCTACCAAAATTAAGGGCAACACGTCGCTGCAAATCAATAACCTCATCAAAACCCTAAAAGGCACCAACCGCGTATTGTTGGTTGATGAGGCCAACAGTTTGCCGAGGGCAAGTTTCGGCGCATTGCGGCGCATTTCAGACATTGCTGGAGTGGGCGTAGTTTTAGTCGGCGCGACCGAACTGCTGCCGTTAGTCCAAGACCCTGCGGGGCGGTTTGGGCAAATCAGCAGCCGGATCGGCTTCTGGCCTACCCAAGTCTCACGCATTACCGAGAAAGACTGTGCGCTATTGGCGGGCAGTTACTTTTCTGCCCCACAGCCCGAACCCATTGTAAAGGCGTTTTATAGCTGCTCTGAAGGCAGCGCCCGGACATTGCGCAACTTGCTAAAAAACACTTACCGATATGCCCTTAAGAACAAGCAAGAAATCACCCCTGACCTGATCCGCAACATTAACGCCAACACAATGGCAGGCCGTGGCTATGTCACCGGAGGCATGTGATGAACAGACGGGGCCGCGCATTGCCGGGTACAGTCAATTTAACCCAACTGACCGAACTGCTGAAGCGCAACAGCACGGCGTATGTAAAACGCCATATCATTACCAAGCCCGATTTTCCGCCACCTATCAATACCGACCAAACCGCTTGGTGTCGGGCGGACATCACCGCATGGTGCAACAAACAAAAGGAGCAAAGCCGTGAATCTGCCGAAACTGCATAGAGCCATTTTCCGATGGCCAAAAACTAACCCAAAGCCGGCTGCCGATTTATACGACAGCCTTGATGCCCGCTACGGCATAGCCCAGCATGGCATCGACCGTGGGTTTTTTCACCTAAATCCAGACCATAACGCCCTATGGATACCGATGTACTTTGAAAACCGGGCGTTACTCCAAGGCCGTCTAAATTTGCGGTTTTTTCTGGCCAACGGGTCTGCGGAGCTGTTTGCCGCACTGCTCAACAACAGCAACTGGCAAAACAGCCTCGCCGACAACCTCAGCACGATAGGCGGCGGGCAGCGATGAGCAACAACTGCTGCATCCAATGCCCTTATTGCGGTAAAGACGTGGATGTAATCCAAGGCATGGAGATGCTGGCAGGCAACGAATGGACAGCCCTTATCCAAGGGCTGCCCAACTCCACCATCGGCATCCTGCTCCGCTATCTCGAACTGTTCAAGCCGCTCAAACAGGAGCTACGCTGGTCACGCCGCCTAAGCTTGACCCAAGAGATCATGCCGATGATGAAGGCCGCGCAGGTCAAACGCCACGGCACCGTTTACGCCGCCCCGATCGCGGCATGGGAGTCCGCCATGCTGCAACTGGTCGGCAACCGACCTGAAACTGTGACTCTCCCGCTCAAAAGCAACGGCTACCTGCTGTCGATGGTCGCCGGAAAGGCCGAGGCCAAGGCCGCTAAAGACGAGGCCGCAATTGAACAACAGCGCCAAAACCGCCCGCATATCAGCACCGGCCCGCAGCCAGTGGCAAAAGTGCTAAAGCCACCGCCTGAGGACTGGAAAGGCGTACTGAACCGCAACAAAAAACCTTAACAAATTGGAGAAACCCCATGATCGACGTAAACGAACTCACCGAACAACAACTGATCGACCTGCTTAACGCCAAACAGCAAAAAAAAGAGCAAGACCGTAAGGCGTATAAAGAATTGGTCAACACGACCGTGCCTGAAGCCGTGGGCAAACTGATTGACCTGTCACAACAACTGGCCGCTACAAAAGCCGAAACGTTCAGCTATTTTAAGTCCATCTTGGAGCTTAAGGCGGACGTGTTCGGCAATGATAAGGATAAGAAAGACAAAAAAAACCCGCAGCAATCCCATACATTTTCGTCAGAAAAGCACAGCATCACTATTGGATACCGCGTCAACGACGGCTGGGACGACACGGTGACCGAAGGCATTCACAAGGTCAATGAATTTATCCAATCGCTGGCCAAGGATGAAGACTCGTCAAAACTGGTTAAAACTATCTTCAGACTGTTGAAGAAAGACAAAAAGGGTGACCTACGGGCTAGCCGCGTCCTTGAGCTACAACAAATGGCGGAGGAGTTCAAAAACGCCGAGTTTGCCGACGGCGTAAAGCTCATCATGAGCGCATACAAGCCCGTCAAGACCTGCTGGTTTATCGAAGCCAATTTCATTAACGATAATCAAGAAAAAACCCCTATCCCCTTGTCCATGTCAAGCGTGGACTTCCCTGAGGGCTTCGAGTTTGATTTCTTGTCCGAGGGTTGACCATGACCACAAAAGCCCAAAACATCAAACAAGACAACCGCCAGCACCGCTACACACTACTGGCCATAGGCAAGGTGCAACTGGGTTGGGATGACGAATTCTATCGCGGCATCTGGCTACCTATGCAGGGAGCCACCCTAAAAAACGGCAAATACTCGGCATCAACAATGACCGACCAGCAATTATCGCAAGCAGTCGAGACCATGATCCGATCCGGCTTCAAACCGGAAAGCAAAAAGGGCAAATTCACCCATGCGCAAGATTGGCGCAAGCCGCGCATCGCCAAGCTCAACGCCATGTGGATGGCAATGGCCGATGCCGGGGCGGTCGAGGACAGGTCACAAGATGCCTTGGAAATATGGTGCAAGCGACATCACAAAAAAGACCGCTTGCAGTGGGCAAGTTCGGACGAGCTGAACACCTGCATAAACCAGCTCAAGGCATGGGGTAATCGTGCAAATGTCAAATTTACCCACTGATGACCTTGATCATGTCAATGCCGACTTGCTGCCACCGCAAGCGCGTCAGCTAGTCAGGCATATCGGTCTGGCCAACACGCTGAAGCTGCTGGAGCGGCGGGGCGGCACAACACTTCAGGTGCCGTATATATCCGAAGATTCGGCGGTACTGGCAGGTGTATTGCCGCCGGATGCCGTAATCGCTGTTTGTCGGGCATTTCCGGGGCAACGGTTGGAACTGCCCAAATGCGATAAAATATTGAAACAAATCCGCGACCATGCTATAAAAAACGAACGGAAGCAGGCAACGGCACCTAGTCTGGCTATTAAGTATGGCCTGACCAGAAGGCAGATCATCAATATCTGCCACAACACCGATGACAATGACCTGCAAGATGATCTGTTCGGACTGTAGTCATCTACCAACCCAACCCTAAGGCGTGAAACATTTCACGCCTTTTTTTTTGCCTATCAAAAACGCATCCTAACCGCTCATTAAGTATTTTTTTATCACTCATTAGCCAAATAGGTTCGCCATGCCATTCGCCAGAGTTAACCCCGAAAAAATCACCGAGTTTGATGAAGTCATCAAGCAAGCCCATATTCGTTTTAAATTGCCGCTAGATTGGCGGATGACCAAAGCCCAACTGGTTGCCGAGTCCGGCTTAAATCCGATCGCACGTTCTCCGGTCGATGCCGTAGGCCTGGCTCAATTCATGCCGGAAACGTGGCGCGAGGTCATGGATCAATTAAATATGCCGCTAAACACATCCCGTACCGATCCGGAAGCGTCAATTATCGCTTGCGCCCACTACATGTCCAGCCTGATCAAAAAATGGAAGTCGCCGCGTCCTGAAATTGACCGCTATAGCCTTGCCTTGGCGAGCTATAACGCGGGCATGGGTAATATTCTGAAAGCCCAAAAACGTGCCACCGAAAAACGCGCGTTTGCGTCCGTCATCGCCGAGCTGCCGCACATTACTGGCCCCGACAACGCCAAGCAAACCCATGATTATGTGAAGCGCATCTTAAACGTTTACCACAATTTAGTTGCCAGTCACTAAACAGCTGTATTTGGCGAGGTCAGGCCCTTTACGGTGCAGCCCGCTGCACCGCCTTTTTAAAACCCAATAGGAATATCACCATGCTTAACGGCTATAAGACAAAAATCGGCGCGGGTATGTCCATCTTTTTCGGCATTACAGGCTTGCTGATGGGTGTACTGGATGCGGCCTCTGCCGGACAATTCATCACCCAAGGCGTTATCGCGCTGGGTATCGGCCATAAATTAGAAAAAGTCACTGACGCGGGCTGATGCCCGCATCGGATCATATTGGCTTCAGGAGGACACATGGCTAATGGCGACAATGATTTATTGATAGGCGAAATAAAGGGCAAGCTTGACCTCATCATTGCGGGTCAAGACGAAATACGGCGCGATATTGCCACCTTGAACACACGCCTGGGTAAGGTCGAAGTGTCCGGGGCGAAATACGGTGCGACTGCTGGGCTGCTGGTGGCCGTAGGGCTGGAATTTGTCAAAAATAAATTGGGAATGTAATGGCCCATACGCCCGAAACAGTCAAAGCGGTGCGCGGCTCATTTATTCATGAGCGACTGCCTTTGCCCGTTGCCGCAACAAAGCACGGCGTAAGCTATAGCTCCGCCCAGGCATGGAAAAAGAAAGCACTGGAAGAGGGCGACGACTGGGACAAGGCGAGGTCGGCGGCACTGATGGCGGCAGGCGGTTTGGGGGATGTGACCAATCAGGTCATCGAGGCGTTCACGCTATTGTTCCAAAATACGATAACCGACATTCAGGATGGCGATTATACCGCACTGCAAAAAACCGAAGCCATCTCGCGGCTGTCCGATTCGTACAGCAAAATGATGAAGTCGGCAGGCAACTCCAACCCAAAAATATCAAAGCTGGCCATAGCAATGGAAGTGCTGAGCGAGCAAGCAAACTTTATCAAGCTAAATTATCCCGATGATATTGAGCGGTTCTCCAAAATATTGGAACCGTTCGGTGAACGCATTTGCGAGGTGTTCGGCTGATGTCATTAACCGAAAAAGGCTTTTTGAAGGAATTAAAAGAGCTTTCGCTAAATCTGCGCAAAGATATTGAGGCACACAGCCTTGACATAGATGCTTCGCCCACCGCCATTGCCGACCGCCGCCGCCGTGTCTTGCGGGGTGATTTTACATTCTTCGCCTACACTTATTTTCCACACCATATTCGCGGTGAACCGTCGATTTTTCAGGCGCATTTTTGCGGGCGCTTCCCAAAACTGCTGCGGCAAAAAGGCGGTGTCCGGGATTGGTGGGTAGCTCCACGCGGCGAGGCAAAATCCTCATTGCTGACCAAGATAGGGCCGGTGTGGTGCGCCGTCCAAGGCCTACTAGAAAAAGCCGACATACGCGCGGAAATCGGCTGGGAAGGCGAGCCGCCGCCATTTATCGACTATATCATCCTGCTCGGTGCCGAAACGCGGTTGCCGACCAAACTGCTGGAGGTCATCAAAACTGAGCTGACCGTCAATGCGTCGCTGGTGCTGGATTTTCCCGACGTGTGCGGAAAAACGTCATGCTGGAAGGTCGGCGAGTTTGTCACCAAGACCAATGTCAAGGTGGAGCCGTTTGGTGCCGAGCAAGCTATCCGGGGGACATTCCACGGGGCATCCCGACCCAAACTGCTGCTGGGTGACGACCTGATCACTGACACCGAAGCCAAAAGCCCGACTGAACGCGAAAACCGCTGGAATTGGCTGGAAAAATCCATCGACTACTTGGGGCCACCGGACGGCTCCGTCAAATATATGGGTGTCGGCACCATATTGAACAAAGACGACCCTATCTCACGGGCAAAACGGATGATCGGCCACCTTGTCCACCATTTCAAGGCGATTGAAAAGTTTCCTGATGATTCGGCGCGGTGGGCGGAATGCGAAGAGCTGATGCTCAACGATGACAAGACATTCGAACTCCGCTACTCCGACAAGGGCGAGGTCGCCCCGCCAGACAAGCTGCCGTCCTTCAGGTTTTACAAGAAATATAAAAAATCGATGGACAAAGGTGCAGTCATTTCATGGCCGTCCGTGCGCTCGCTGTATGTGCTGATGCGCCAACGCGCCAAAAGCCGCAAAGCATTTGCGACGGAAATGCAGGGCGATGCTCGGTCGGATGACGATAAGGTCTTCACCAGCCATAAATTCTGGATACACCAAAAGCCGCTATGGGTGTATTTCGGGGCTTGTGACCCATCAATGGGCAAAGGCGAAAGCTCCGACCCCAGCGCATTAGTTGTAGGTAGCCTTGACCCTGACACATTAGAACTGAACGTCACCCATGCCGAACGCAAACGCCGTACCCCCAGTAAGTTGGTGGCCGACCTGATAAGACTGCAACAGCAATACCATTGCCAGTGCTGGGGCTTTGAAAATAATAATGCTTACGAATATATGCGGATGTCGTTTATCGACGAAGCTATCCGTCAAGGCGTATTGCTGCCGTTGACAGGCATCACCGCAAGCGTACCACAAGAAGTCCGCATTGATTCGCTTGAACCCATGATCAGCTCATCGGCACCAAAAATATTGATACAGCCTAACCAGATACAGCTTATTGACGAAATGGATTCTTTCCCTGAAAACCAAAGACCGCTCCACCATTACGACCTGCTTTGTGCGCTGCATATCTTATTTTCTGTAGCCATCTCCAGGGCAGGCGGAATCCCCAATATCGTTACCCGTAGGGCTAAAAAATGATCGGTTTATTCACAAAAGCCAAGAACGCAATCAAGGGCATTTTGGGTAGCCAAATAGCCACGCGTCTGACCGACCCCAATTTTTACGGCGCACTCCAATTTCTGCCCAACCCCGATGCTGTCCTCCGGCAACTGGGGCAAAGCCAAAAAGTTTTTGATGCCATCATGCTCGACCCGCATGTGCTGGGTGAGTTACGTCCGATGCGGGCAAATATCCTGACTAAAAAATGGCGGATATTGCCGGGTGGCGACAAGCCGGAAGATATGCTGGCGTTTGAGTTGGCGAAAAAAGTTTATGGCCGACCACCAGTGCCAACCTCGACTGATTCGCCCGGCATGGGCTGGTCGGACGTATTTTGGAACATGCAGACCGCCATCCTGCGCGGACAGCGCATTCATGAGGTGGTATGGGGCATTGAAGACGGCCTGCAAGTGCCGCAAATGGTTATTGACCGCCCTAACCACCGCTTCACCTATGGCATCTCCAATGAACTAAGGCTGCTGACCCAAGAACACCGCGTCGTCGGCATTCCCGTTGATGACTACAAATTTCTGGTGTCCCGACACATGCCGGACTATGACAACCCCTACGGCGTGGCTCTGCTTTCTGCGTGTTTCTGGCCATATACTTTCAAGCATAATGGCTTCCGGTTCTTCACCAAATTTTGTGAAAAATACGGCGTACCTTGGGCGATCGGCAAATACCCGGCAGGCACTGCCCAAGCACAAATAAACGTGCTGGCCGACAGCCTGGCCGCGATGGTTGAAGATGCGGTGGCAGCCATCCCGGACAGCGGGACTGTTGAGCTGATACAGGCAGCCGGGTCAACGGGTAGCCAGCTTCCGCAGGAGCGTCTTATCGAAGTCTGTAACGCCGAAATGAGCAAGGCCATAAATTCACAAACACTGGCCAGCGAGATTACCGGAGCGGGCAGTTATGCCGCCGCCCAAACCCACCGCGACCGTGAGCAGGATAACGGTGCCGCCGACCGCAAGATCATCGAAGCGACCAATAACCAATTGCTGGTATGGATGACGGAGCTGAACTTTACCGGAGCCATGCCGCCGACCTTTGAGTTTTACGATGAAGCCCAAGCGCGTCAGGACTGGGCTGAAGTGCTGAATGTCGTCCGCAACTATCTGGATGTCCCGGCAGCTTTTGCCTACCAGCAACTGCAAATACCCCAACCTGCTGACAACGAACCAGTGCTACCCAAGCAGGCTGCACCCGCTGCGCCTAATCTCGGTACCACCCCCTCCAAAAGCGATTTTTCGGCACCACCAGACCTGGTATCTCCGGTCGGCGATTACACCCGCCAATTGACCACATTGAATGCCGACCCGCTAAAAAATTGGCTGGAAGTTATCCGTAAAAACTTGGATGAAGCAGAGAGCCTGCATGATTTCCAAGACAGTTTGCTGCAAATGTACGGTCACCTGCCAAGCAGCGATATGACTAAGGTCATGGCATTAGCCTATTCGGTCTCCGACTTGGCGGGGCGGTTTGATGTGGAACAAGGCAACTGACCATGCCGTTAAATATCACAACAGACACCATCAACTCGCCGGACAGGTCGAGTTTTCGGTTGCCTTTTAAAGAGCAGCAAGATTTTTTCAACCAAAAACTAAACCTACCGACTATGCAATGGGATGACATTTTAGGTTCGGCACATGACCGTGCGTTCATTGTTGCGGGGGCGGCCAAGGCGGAATTGCTGACCGATTTACGGGATGCCGTTACTAAGGCCATCATAGAAGGCAGAGGGCTGGACGCATTTCGGAAGCAGTTTGACGACATTGTCGCCAAGCATGGCTGGAGTTATAAGGGCGGACGCAATTGGCGCACCAACGTCATCTACCAAACCAACATCCTGTCTAGCTACGCCGCCGGGCGTTATGCACAGCTGACCGACCCGGATCTGCTCAAGAAACGCCCCTTTTGGAAGTATATCCATAACGATGCCGTACAGCACCCGCGCCCGCTGCATCAGGCATGGGGCAACAAACCCGTGGTGCTGCGCCATGACGACCCGTGGTGGCAATCGCATTTCCCGCCCTGCGGCTGGCTATGCCATTGTCGTGTCACGGCGGTCAGGGCAGACCAATACAAAGGCGATCCCGCGCCGGATGACGGCACTTATGAGCATATTGACGGCCAAGGCGTTATCCACACGCTGCCAGCGGGTGTCGATTATGGGTGGAACTATACGCCAGGCCGGACATGGCAACCGCAAATTGACAAATATCCCAACCCGATAGCCAAAGCATTGGTATCGGACTATGCAAACGACGGCGTATTGGTGCGATGGCATGACCGACTGGAAAAAAACCTGGAACAATGGCGGCAACGGCCAGAATTCTCAAAATTGAAAGGCGACGCACTGGTGTCGGCGCTTCGGAAAGCCAACCTTATCCCGGTCGAACAGTTGGTGGCCGGGGTCATTTCCGCCGAAGTCAAAGCCATGCTGGCATCCAATAGCCAAGCGTTGTTATTGTCGGCGGACACCGTGGTGAAGCAACTGATCAAGCGCGAAGGGCAAGCCGTTGATGCCACAACCTATACGGTATTGCAAAATATCTTGGACAAAGCTCAGGTCGTCAAGGTTGAGGGCGAAAACAAGGTGGCGTATTGGTATCAGGACGGAAAAATATGGTTTGCCGTCATCAAAACGACAAAAGACGGTTCGCAAAATTATCTGCTGTCGTTACGGCAGACCAATATCAAGGCGATCAGGAAGGATTTGACAGCGGATGAACTTAAGAAGCTGGGCGTCGCCTGATGCGCCCGCGTTTATTGCGTGACCGGCCCGCAACTCTCGGTCAATGTAACTCTAGCCGTATCAGGAAACGGCTACCAGGGTTGGTACTGGCGGCGAACGCGGCGGGATTTTGCCGCAATAACTGGGTGTATTTTAACGCAATTCGGGAGGATTTTATATGTTAAATCTATCTGTTGTGCGCAATACCAGGCAAATAACCCAGCGGATACAGGATGTCTTAGACAAGACAGCGGATTTGCGGCCATTGCTTTTGGAAATCGGCGAAGACTTGCAGGAATCGACCAAAAAAAGGTTTGATACGCTAGAAGACCCCGACGGTTTTGGTTGGCAGGAAAACAGCGAGTTAGTTATCGCCAGAAAAGGCCATGACATCCCACTGACCGGAAAAACCCACATGCTGCGCAACACCATTACTTATCAGTTACGGGGCGACACGGGCGTGGCGGTCGGCAGCCCATTGGCCTATAGCGTGGTCCAACAATTTGGCGGGTGGTCGTACTGGGAAGAATATGACGAATGGTGGCGCGTTCCGCCAAGGCCGTTCATCGGCCTATCCGAACAAGATGCACAAACTATCCTGCATCTTACCGAAGAATATCTGCTTTAAAACCCCTTTTAAGGTCTTTTGAAACGGGTTTTAAGGCATCAGAACTCTCCAAGCGCTTGGACTTTTTCCAACGCCGGAAGTAAGAAGAGAGCGACCCGGCTATGTGGGGACATAACCGGGGCCTCAACACGCAGTGCCGAAACACTGTGAGTCAAGCAAGGCTCCCTGCTGTGCACACAGCGCAGAGAGCTTATCATCTATTAGTATTGAAATATAGGCGGCTCACATGATTAAAAGTCCATTATCCGGTTGGATGGGCGGTAAATACCAGTTATCACGGCAAATTGTGTCGATGATACCCGCACACCAATGTTATGCCGAACCGTTCGCGGGTGCGGCTTGGGTGTTCTTCAGAAAAGGCAGGTCGGAGGTGGAGGTGCTGAATGACATCAACACTGAAATCGTCACTTTATATAGGGTGGTTCAGCACCATCTTGAAGAGTTCATCCGCTATTTTAAGTGGGTGTTGGTTAGCCGGGATGAGTTTAATCGGCAATTGAAGGCAGAGCCGTCAACGCTGACGGACATACAAAGGGCGGTCAGGTTCTTTTATATCCAAAAAAGCTCATTTGGCGGACGTATCGACAAGCCTACATTTGGCTATGCGCCGTCCAGTCCGCCAAGGCTTAACTTATTACGCATTGAAGAGGATTTATCGCAGGCGCATTTGCGGATGTCGCAAGTTTATGTGGAAAACCTGGGCTACTCGGAGCTGATCAGGCGTTATGACCGGGATCATACGTTTTTTTATATTGATCCGCCTTACTATAATTGCGAAAACTATTACGGCCCAGGCATCTTTTCAAAAGACGATTTTAACGCGATGGCCACGCAATTGGCGGTGATAAAAGGCAAGTTTTTACTAAGCCTAAACGACACGCCGGAAGTCAGGGCTATTTTTTCGGATTTTATCATCGATCCGGTTTCGGTTAAGTATTCGTGCGGTAAAACAAAGACGCTGGCCAAAGAGGTGCTGATCAGAAACTACGAACTGTAA